ATCAGCAAGAGTATGCCAAGGCTATCCGCAACGGCGCCGAAGCTATGTTGGCATTTCGCACGAAGTTGCTCAATGTCTACGCCGAAAATGAGCAGCGTGCATGGATAAGCGCGACTCTGGCTCGGTCGATGGCTCGCAAGGTCGACATCAACAAAATAAAAGGTCATCCCGACTCGATGGTTGCCATCGACCTCTCGGAGAGCGACGACTTTAGCGCTGTCACTATGGGTATCTACGACTCATCCACTGCCGGCTTCTACTTCCACACAGCTTATTTCTTCCCAGAAGGCGCTCTACCTAACCACCCCAATGAAAAGCTTTATCGTCAATGGGCTGCTGCCGGACATCTCAACCTTACCCCCGGCGACGTGATTGACTATCGTATGATTGTAGAGTATGTGTTGAGCCTTAACAAAGTGACGCGAATATTGGGCATCGGCTACGACCCATATAAGAGCCTTGAAGTCGTCAATATGTTGGGAGCATCAGGAGCTTCGAGCGTGCTTCGTGGCGTCAGACAGACCTACGGCACATTCACCGCGCCGGTGCAATTCTTCGAGCATGGGGCAAAGACAGGCTCTATCTCGATAAACGATAACCCGATTAACTTCTTCTGCTTTGGCAACGCTGTACTCGACTTTGACCGCCTCGATAACTGCAAGCCTCTCAAACGCTCCCAAACCCAAAAAATAGATGGCGTAATCACCACACTGATGAGCTTGCAAATGTTCATGACCTACGAACGTTAAACAATCTGAAATAAATTAAATATATAGTTAATTTTAACCCAAAAGTGTACCATTTAGCGCTAAACGTTCGAGTTGTGTAGACCCACAACTGATGAACTTTTTAAACAGACTCATAACGCTATTTCGCGAAACTCCGAGCGCTACATCGTCGAACGTATCGGCGACTACTCCTCGCCACGGAAGCTACCAACTCATAGAGTCGGGAAATCCGATGAATGTAGCAGCAGCATACCGCTGTATTAAATTGCTGAGCGAGTCGGTTGCAGCGCTGCCGTTACAATATCTGCGCCGTCGCGACGGCATATTTGTCGTTGACAAGCGCGACCGCCTCAATTACTTGCTGACAGTGCAGCCCAACCCGACGACAACGGCCTTCGACTTCTGGGTGCGTATCGTGCAAGACATTCTCACCAACGGCAACGCTTATGTCGTGCCTATATACCACCCTCTCCGCCCTGAGATTGACGCTCTTGTCGCTGTAAGGCCGTGGACTGTCGTCCACGACACAATCAGGGACACCTACTCAGTCTATGACAATTATTCGGGTGTCTACGCTGTATATCCCGAAAACGAAATAATCCATTTCAAAGCCCTAACAGGAGTTGACCCTAAACGTGGAGTCGGTGTCATCACCCATGCACGCACTACTATCGACATCGCATCCACCGGCGATCGTGAAACTCTCAACCGCTTCACAAATGGAGGCGACGTCAGAGGCCTCGTCACCAACGGCGACTCAGTGCGTGGCTTCGGCAAATACCAAGACGACGAACTCAATCGCGTCGCTCGAAGCATCGACGAGCGCTTCCATTCAGGAGAGCGTATCGTATCGGTCCCCGGTGAGGCAGGGTTCAAACAGCTGTCATTGTCTTCTGTCGACCTCCAATTTTTGGAGAGTCGCAAATTTACGGTTAGGGACATCTGCCGTTTCTTTGGCGTTCATCCGTCGTTCGTATTCGACGACACATCCAACAACTATAAGAGTGCCGAAATGGCCAACGCAGCATTTTTGAGCAACACACTCAACCCGATGCTACGTGCAATCGAAATCGAATTAATGCGCAAATTGGTACCGGAAGCTCTCTCGTCAGAGCGAGTGTTCCGCTTCAATCGCCGTGAACTCTACGCTTGCGACCTCGAAAGCCGTGGCAGATACCAGGCACAGCAATTGGCCAACGGCACAGCTACCCCCAATGAGTTGCGCGCCGAAGAAGACCGTCCTGCAATCGTCGGTGGCGACAGAGTCTTTATCTCGGCCAACCTCAAACCTATTGACGACTATCAAAACAATCAACAAAATGGATAAACACCTCGCCGCATTAATCCGCCGAGAGTCTTTAACCCCGGCATCAAATCTCCATATCCGCGAGAAAGAGGACGGCACTCCAAGCCGAACAATAACCGGCTACGCAGTGCTGTTCAACACACTCTCCGAGCCTCTGTATCAAGAAGACGACTTCGAAGTTCGTGAGATGATTAGCCACGAAGCTATCACCCAAGAGCTATTGGACAACAGCGACATCAAATTTACGATGTTCCACGATCGTACAATGATACTCGCTCGCAGTAACAAAGGCAGCGGTACGTTGAGCTATGCTATCGACGACAAAGGCGTGTCGTTTGAGTTTGAAGCGCCTAACACCAACGAGGGCGACAAAGCCCTTGAACTTGTGCGCCGTGGCGATCTAAGCGGATGCAGTTTCGCTTTTGCCACTCATTATTACGACGAAAACTGCGTTACACGCACTCGCCAAGTAGTCGATGGTAGAACTTTGATTACCGCCAAAGTCAACGTCATTACCGACATCTATGACTTTACCATAGCAGCCGACCCCGCCTATCCCGACACCTCCGTAGAGGCTCGCCAATTAATAGAGCGCACATCCGACCCTATTGCCGAAAGCACTAAGCAGGTCAAACAAATGCGCTCTATCTCCCCTATCAAAATCATTTAGTAACACAACCATATCGTTTAGAAAAATGGAAAGAACTCCCACCCACATCAACATGCGCGCCCTTGCTGACCAATATCAGCAAAACTGCGCACGCATCGAAGAGATTGCCGACCTTTGCGAACGCGAGAACCGCACTCGCACTGATGCTGAAACGGCAGAGTATGAAACACTGGCGCGCTCAAACCAAGCGCTCCAAATGCGCATGAACGCTGCCAATGCCGAACTGCTCCGCGTTCAGCCTCAAGCCGACGCCGATGCAGTCCTTCGCGAAACCGTTTGCCGTGGCCGTGAGTGCCGCATCGTCCTCCAACGTGAGGTAACACCCCAAACCACTGCTGACCTCGCTGACACCGGCATTATCCCCGTTCAAGAGCAAGAAATGCTCAGACCCATCCGCACAGGTTTGATTTACGACAAAGTCGGCATCAACATCCGTTCCGGTCTTGTCGGCTCATTCCGTTGGCCGAAACACGGCAAAGCCAAAGCTGCATTTGCCAACGAAGGCGAAGCGCTGATTGACTCTAAGATTGATTTCTCAGCATTGACCGCTCGCCCCGAACGTCTCGGCGTTGCAATCCCCGTTACTCGTGAAGAACTCGAAGGCTCTCAGGGTGTCGTCGAAAGCGTTGTCCGCGAAGAGATGCCTCAGGCTATTGTTGACGTCATCAACGAACACCTGTTTACTACCGTTGGCACTTACGAAAAAGACGGTAAGACCGTCAACAAACCTGTTGTCGGCCCGTTCGTCAAAGCTGCCGAAAGCGCTATCCAATTCGCCGGCGCTCTCCCCACTCGTAAAGAGCTCCTCAAAATGAAGTCAACCGTCGCATCAGGCATCAACTTGGTTGCCCCCTGCTGGGTAATGACCGAAGCCACCAAGGCTGAACTCGAAGACGTCAAAGTAGACGCAGGTTCCGGACGCTTCCTCTGCGAAAACGACCAAATCCTCGGCTATCCCGTCTTTACCACCTCTGCTATCGGCGAAGGTAACATCGGTTTCGGCGACTGGAGCTATCAGGCTGCCGGTTTCTTCGGCTCTATGTCGATGATTGTAGACCCCTATACCCTCTCTCGCCAGAACGCTACCGACTTCGTTCTCAACGCTCAATTTGCCACCGCTACTCTCTACCAAGAGGCCTTCGTCCTTGGTGTAGCTAAAGCGTAATAACTCTGAAGTATGCCGTTAGTTGATTTGACCCTCTTCAAACAGCATATCCACGCTGACGATTTCTCGGGCGAGGATGCTTTGATGGAGCAATATCTACGCTCTGCCGAAGATACCATCATCGCTGAGACAAACCGCAGCGAATCCGAACTGATTGAAATGGGTGGGGGCACGTTCCCCGCCCGGCTCATTCAGGCGGTGCTCATGTTGGCGGGCCATTTCTACCGTCATCCCGAAGGTGTCGAAGACAGGCAAAACTATGAGTTGCCATATGGCATTCAAGTATTGGTAAAACCTTATTGTAAACTGATATGAGGTCGGGCGGTTTGGTCGAACTTATAGAGCTGTTTGAGCCGAAAACAGTTGTGAACGACTTCGGCG